GCCTGAGTCTCCTGATGTGCATTTTGAAAAGCAGTCACAGAAAATGCAGGATGCTATCAACTTGCATCTTCGTAATGGCAAAACCTATAAAGAAGCCGTAAAGGCTGCCATGGTTCACGTCAAGGAAGAAGTAGAGCTTGATGAGGCACATTCTTATCGTAAAGTTAACGATTTAAAATCAGGAGGTAAACATCGCGATGCTGGCGTATTTGCTGCAAAATCTGGCCATCTTCGTCAATATGGTCCACATTTTGGTATGCGTTCTGGCAAAGAAGAAGCTCAACGTCAGTTCTTTAAGGGATATGATAGTGTAAAGAAAACCAATGAAGAATCAGATTATATCGGTTACAACTTTGGTGGTCGATTCAAAGACTCTTCTGAATGGGAAAATGCAGCAAAAAAGCGTGGATTAGTTGTTAAGTTATCTACTCATCCATCTGGCGAAGTGATAAAATACCAGATTGCTAAAGACAAGTCAGGAAACAATCGTGGACACTTTGATCACGGAACGAAATCCGGTCGCCTTACAGAAGAAGCTGAGTCTGTTGATGAAGCTAGTAGTGCAATGAAGAGCTTAGCCTCAAAAGATAAATCTGGTATTGAAAGAGCACACAAAGAAACTCACGGTATTAGCCCAAAGAGATTTGCTATTAGACAAACTGATAAGAGCAAGCCAACAAAGCATAGAGTGGACATTCATGTTGTAACAAACAATGGTGAAGAGCGTAAGTATCAAGATGAAGTTGATGCAAAAGACAAGCATGATGCTATCTTTAGCACTCAAATTAAATATGGAAAATTTGGTAAGAAGATGGGTTACTCTGTAGACAAGGTAGTTCATAAGGGAATGGTTAAAGAAGAATCAGAGTCTGTTGATGAAGCAGAGTCAGGTCTTTCAACAAAGACTCTTGCTAATTATTCTATAAAAGCATCAGATGCAGCCAAGCATAGAAAGTTGCCAACATCTAAGGTTGACAATCGTTATGCAGGTGTATCAAAGGTCGACAAGATTCTTTCTGCAAGAGACAAGAAAAAGGTTGACTAATCAAGCAATTAGCACTAGAATATAATTTGTTATTTTTTATTATGAGGTACAGTGAATGTCGATTGAATTCTGCCATATTGCTCCAACTCCACACCTACACCTAGTAAGCGGGCGCAAGACTCATCTTGTGCTCGCTCATCTAGTAGAAACAGATCCAAACTACGTCGACTTCTACCTACGAGAGAAGGATCAGTTTGGAAGCACCCTGATACTCGATAACTCTGCATTTGAGATGTACAAGCAGGGTCGTGAAATGTATCCATCAGATAAACTAATTCAGATGGGACAGCGAGTTGGTGCTGACTATATTGTTATGACCGACTATCCAGCAGAACCAGGCGAGAAGACTATCGAAGCTGCAAAGAAGCTTGCACCTGAGTTTCATCAGGCTGGATTCAAGACGTTCTTCGTTCCTCAATCAAAAATTGGTGATATCAAGGATTGTGTAGACCCATTCCGTTGGGCAAGCTTGAACACTGATTTAGTTGACTATGTTGGCGTCTCTATCCTGACTGCACCTAATGCATATGGTGTTGAGAAGGGTAACAAGCTACAGCGATTCAACTCACGTCTCAAGCTAATGTATGAAATGAAGGAAAAGCTAACATTCCCAACAATGAAGTCACGTGGTGTCAAGGTGCATTTTCTTGGAATGATGGATGGTCCTAATGAGATCATGTTTGCAGAGCCATTTGCCAATTATATCGATACTTGGGACAGCTCGGCTGCAATCTGGGCAGGATTGAATGGTATCCGTTTTGATAATAGTCCTACAGGTTTGTTGCATGGAAAGTTTGAAAAAGAAGTTGACTTTGACTTCCATACCACGGACAATAATCTATTGGATCTTGCCAAGGATAATATGGAATATATTGACAAGATTTGCTATGCATACATCTATGGGAAACATTATAAATGAGTAGAGAGATAGTATACAAGTACAATGAGATGACCAATATTAATAAGTTGGTAAAGTATATTGATAGTACATATGGTCAGCATTATGTTGGTAACGGTGATATTCAGACTGTAGACTTCTGGGAATCTCTTGGAAGTCTTGAGACGACTTCTCGTGATACAGCAATCAAGTATCTTGCTCGATATGGCAAGAAGGGTGGTCGTAATGAGAAAGATTTATTGAAAGCTCTTCACTACATTATCCTTATGATGTATGCTGCAGATAAGGATACAGAGTTAACACCAGAAAAATATGGAGATCAGCGTTGATTCACATTATGTCAGATAATACCACATCAGAGCTTACTGATGTGCAAGAAGAGGATGTCCAGCCTAATGCAGTCGACCTTAGGCTGGACAAGGTCCTTCAGATCTTACCAAACGTGTTTGTGATTGGTGAGGAAGGTGGCAAGGAACAAAAGACTCATCGAGGTTCTGCAGAGATTGCTACAGACAGCGATGGGTACTACAATCTTGCTCCAGGCGTTTACGAAGTCGTAATGAAGAATATAATTAAGGTAGGTGAAGATGAGGCTGGCTGGGTCATTACTAGATCTACTCTTAACCGCAATGGCTTGTTTATTACTTCTGGTCTTTATGATTCCGGCTATCACGGTGTTATGGCAGGTGCTCTCCATGTAGAAGGGTTCTCTCGTATCAAGAAGGGAACTCGTATTGGTCAATTCCTTCTGTTTAAAGCAGAAGCATTAAAGAAGTATGATGGAAGTTATGGTATTGGTAAAGAGCATGATAAAAAATATATTTAATTATATAAGGCACTCGGATATATCGATTGCAATATATTTTAACCCGTTTAGATGGCGATGCGCTTGCGAGTATAAAACCAAGAGCGAATATGATCCCGGATTGATATTTCACGGCTTTATTGATACTGGATTAGTACGTGTAGCAATATTCATTGATGATGGAAGTTATTAAAAGGAAACAAGATGGAAAATACTTACGAATCTTTGCGTCACCTGCGCAACGCAGAAACTGCCGCTTGTCTTGATGGCAGATTTGCTTATGCAGATTTGTTGCATCACTTGGCTTGCTTGGAAGCGTCAATCATTTATCCCACTGCCTAAACCAAACGGGGCTACGGCCCCAGCAACTAAAAGGAAACAAAGATGACTGAACAGGAAGAGAAAAAACTCACGGAGCAAGTCGAAGACCTTGCCCAACTCATGCGCGAACTGGCTATCGAACGCCGCCAGGTAATGGAGCAAAATAGTTTTCTCCGAGCCATTGGCTCACTTAACGATGGGGTACGACATGAATTCATTTAAGGACTACGCCTTGGCCATTGCTATCGGCGTTGCGTTGGCAGCGTCACTCGTTCAGTGGTGGTCATCATGAGCGAGTCAATGCAAAAGGAGATTGATGCCATCGTTGCGATGATGGCTCCACCGGCAAGCAGCGCAGGACTGCTCACCGCCCGTGACGTGCAAGACATCGTCAGACGCGCAGCCTCAAAGGGTGCGTTGGTCGGGTGGCTGGCCGCCGAGAAGGATGTCCACGCAAGGATGTCCCGAACCCTTGCCCAACTGGAGTACGAGAACCAAAACAACAAGGACAGGATCAAAGAACTTGAACTTGAGATAATGGGGTTGCAGCAGTGAGAAAGCGCAGCAAGTACAGGCCAAAGCCGCAACTGCCTGACCCATTGGCGTGGGTCTTGAACGGCTTAAAGCCGGTGGCAGAGGCTGGCATCGTGGACGTGCAGATCAAGAACCACAGCGCAATTGATGCCCTGAGACGTGGCGTTGCCACCCGCCTTGACATCGACTACATCATTGAGGCATTCAACGTGATGGAGGCACTGTCTCGGCTTGGGGTTGCGTCCGAGTACAAGGACGAGATCAAGGCAGCACAGGACGCGCTATACGCAGCCGCAAAACGTGGTGTGGATGCTGGGTATCGGTTTGTGCTAAAGGCTGCGGAACTGAACGCCATCAACCTTGGGATGGAGATACACGATGCCCAGGTCGAGGTGACATCCATTGCCACGATGGAACGGGCTATGGACATCGTCCTTGGAGAACTCAAACAGAAACGTATGAGAGTAATTTTGGAGAAAACAACATGAGCAAGATACAAATTCAATTGGTTGAAGACGAAGAAACCCCAACCGTGTTCGAGCGATTTTGGGACGGTCTGATGACGTTTGTTAAATGCGTAGGGGCGTTCGTCGCCGTCTGCTTTGCCATTGGTTATTTCAGTGATACCAAGGCGCAGTCTAAGCAGTGCGAACCAACTAAAACCGTATTAGCAAGGAGCATATTCAAATGAAAGAATACTTAATAAACAGAAGCGACACACCAGCATTTCCACTCCCTAACATGAACACAGGCATGACCCTGCGTGATTACTTTGCAGCCAAGGCTTTGCAGGGGATATTAACAGACGCAGAAATTGCAATGGGTATTTCTGAAATAGCAGAACTGGCGTACAAGTACGCTGACGCAATGATGGAGGCTAGAAAAGCATGCACCACTTAAAGAATGTATGGGAGTGGCTAATCAACCATTGGGTCATGCCGACCCCTGCCGAACTCATCGCAGAGGAACTGATACAAGCGCAGCGCACTAAGCTACGCCACCAGTCGAGCATGGAGTACCACACCGCCCTTGTCTCATACAACGTGGCACGGATTAAACGCCTTGAGGGGTTAACCGCAAAGCAGGAGGTGGCGGAATGAAAGAAGCATTTGAAAGGATGACAGGTATGCCTGATGCGTGGACAAACCCTGCGCTGATGCAAGCAAGAAACGGTTTTATTCAAGGGTGGGAAGCACGGGCGCAACATGATGTAGACGCAACCATCATTAAATACCACGAAGCCACAATCAAAAGGTTGGAAAAGCGTATTGAAGAATTGGCACAGCCAGCACAGCAGGAGCCTGTGGGTGTCTTTTGCGAGGATGATGATATTGGTTATGTTCGCCTAATTCCTCACCAGCAAATGAAGTTGAAGGCATGGGACAAGCTCTACACCACCCCACAGCAACGCCCTTGGGTAGGGCTGGAGGATGAGGACAAAGAGACGCTGATACTTAAACACGCACCGCCTTTGCATCCTGACTACAAGGATGATTCTTTGCACGGGCTTTTACAGGCTGTAAATGATTTTCTTAGGGAACACAATACATGAGCCAGTACAAGGTATGCGCCAAGTGCCTGGAGTCCAAGCCGCACGATGGTGGGGTGGATATGTCACCCGTCAGGTGGATATGCCAGCACTGCTGGCTGCTTAGAAAATGAAGAGGCGAGACAGGGTAATAGAACTCATCACGGCCAAGGCCATGACATCAGCGGAACTGTCCAAGGTGATCCACTGCGGACTGCGCGGGACTCAGATCATCATCACGAAGTTGCGTAAGGCAGGGCTGATACACATACAGGGCTACAGAAGGCAGAAGGCAGGCATTGCTGCGATGTGGCGTTACGGGATAGGGGTAGATGCCACCAAGCCGCCGCCAGTGCCTTGCGCGGAGCGTTCACGCAAGTGCCGTGATGGTCAGGGTGTCGAGGAACACGCCTTTGCTTTGGCCAGGCAACGTGCAAAGAATTGGAAGATCAAACGCGACCCGTTGGTGGCCGCGTTCTTTGGGAGTAATTGATGAAGAAATTAGAAGACATGACGCAAGAAGAAAAAATAGAAGCCCTTAATACGCTTCAGATTTTTATTGAGTCAGCAGTTGAGTCTGAACAAGACGAACCAAAACTATTCAAACTTGAGACAGAACTAAGGATTGATTTAGTTCTTGTCACTCTAAAAGAGATTTTTGGTTTGCGAGATACTGCATAACCCCATCAAGCCATTCTTGGTTTGTTGGCTGGATTGGATTTGATAACTGAAATGATCGCACATCACCACTTATTGGTGTGTTGTCTATTCTGCGTTTTTTGTACCAATCAGGATATAAAACTTCTTTAGGCACGGACTGTTCAAATCCACCTATATAGTCACCTGTAAGTTGCGTGTTGTAGGTTTTGTGTGGCGACATTGGATTTGTAATGATCTTAGAGCCTGGCTGCATTTTCCCAATTGCAAGTCCACCTGAATACATTGGCTCGTTTAAAAGCAGTGGGTCTGTAATTCCGTATCTTGTGTAAGCAATGTTAGGAAAGCCAACCTTTTGGAAGTCATCTAATTGCATACGATTTACAAATACATGACGCAAAGCACCATTTGATTCAAGTTGCGCTCTAGACTCAGGATTCATCACTCCCTTCCACTCTGGTCGTAATGATGCAACTTCCCTATCAAATGCAGCAATGTTCTTTTTGCTTATTTTTCCAGCCCTTATCTGCTCAAGCAATGCATCAGACATCATGGTGTTGAAGTTCATTGAATCAGGACCCATTGCTGAGTACACGCCAAAAACATCACCACCGCCAATTTTTGAAGCCTCATCTATTCTGTTTTGTAATCCTTGCGCAGACCCTTTATCAGCAGCCCATATTTCTCTGTTTGGTGCATTTGCACGCATAAAGTCATAACCACCTTCAAGATAAACAGGGGTCTCAAAATTTGTGTCTCCTATCCCCAAAAGGTTTTTTCCTGCTGCTGACCTGTCTCCATGAAATGGGAAAATTGCTGCATTCTGCATTGCTTCAGGAGAGGCTGTTAATTTTGGAGACAAGAGTCCTGCATTTTCTAATCTTGCAGTCATTTCTGAAATAGGTATTGGTAACTTTTTCCCAGCACCAATGCTGTGCCAGTAACCAGCATCTTTTGCTTCCGCAGCACTCATTCGAGGTGCTTTTGCAACAATGCTCGGCATCACTCCCATGCGCTGCATATAGTTTTCTGCCAACTGGCCAGCCTTGGGAGCAACGAACTTGCCTACTTCGGTAGCACCGCGACCTGCAAGACGTGCTGCGTCAATAGGACCGCGAGGGTTCATTGCAGCACCCATCTGCTCCATCCCTGAAGTCTCAGGTCTTGCATTGCTCATTCGTGGAACGTAAGAAAGCAAACCTGCGGTAGTTGGCAGGACCGGCTCTTCCGGCACATTTACGCCGCCAGCACCAAAAGAATAATTCAATCCTTTGCGTCCCAACTCCTCAATGTCTCCAAGCAGTCCAATTGGCGCAGCAGCAAACCCACGACCAACAGACTCAATATTCCCTAAAGAGCCAAGAAGAGCCTCAAGCAGAATGTCTTTTCTTGAATATGGATTTCCGCGTGTAGCCATGTCTGTACCTTTTTATTGATTAGCACCGATTGCTGTACCCATGCCCAATTGCAACGCCTTCTGACGCAACGCTGTAGACAAAGGCTCAACCTTCATCATATTTGCTTTGCTCATCATCACAGCAGCCAGTTGAGGGTCAAGCATAGCCTCGACTAAAAGTTGCTGCACCTGCTGATCTGGCAGTTTGTAGAGCCAGTCCAGTGGACGGGTCATTGTGCGCAGCGTGGTGTTGTCGGCCAAAGACTCGCTGAACACTCGGCCAATTAAATTGCCCATGCTCATGTTTTGGAATGTGTTCGAGCCTGGAGCGCGAACGCCAGGAGCGGTTGCAGCCTGTCCTCGGTTCATCTCATTGATGATGTTGTCTAATCTGCTTTGTGCCGCTGGAGATAGATCAGTACCGATCTCTTCTTTCTTTGCGGCCAGTTGCCTACGCAATGCTGATGCTGCAAGTACTGGCTCACCCGTCACAATGTTTGGCTGTCCAGTAGTCACCTTGGATTCAATTCCCTGCAAGATACGCATTTGGTCAATGGCGCTGGATGACTTTTGGAACTGGCTCATATAGTTTTTATAGCCAGGCGCACCAGACTCAATTACGTTGTCAATAACAGGCAACAACTGAGCCAACTCACCGCGAGCAAGTCTAAGGTTTGATAGATCACCGGAAAGTTTTCCATTCATTGCGTCGCTAATGTCTTTACGAACACTGTAAAGTGCTTGCGGATTAATTTCCCCTGTGTTGGGATCAACTCTCTTATTTAGCAATCCTTGCACATATGTCATTGCTTGGTCAACAGTAACGCGCTGCTTGGATGGGTCTGCCATTGTTGCGCTGATGGCGTTAAATACTGGACCAGAATCAACAGGAGAAGCATTAGAAAATGCTTCAGTGCGCAATGGTGCAGTAACCCTAGTTCGTTTTGCTTCAGCGTAAGGGATAGAGCCAGGTGTGAATTCGTCACCAGGGCGACCACCAAGTTTACGAAAAGCATCCATTAGAGCCTGTTGATTAGCAGACAGTCTGGCTCCAAACTGGTTAGACGGGTCGAATGTCGCAGACCTTAGTGGTGACTCAAGACCGGCTAGACCAGGGTCACGCGCTCCAGCGGCAGTAGTAAGTTTTACACCTGGAACTGTTGGTTGTGCAGACTGCAAGTTGGCAATGGCACGTTCAGGGTCTGTTGCGACATTGCGCAGCACATTGCCGACCATAACCTCACGGCCTTCCTGAGTAAAAGGCTGCACCAGTGACTTTGGAACATTTACTGCACGACTCATTAGCGGAGTCTTTGGACCGCCTGGTGCGACCATACCTGCCGCCATAGAGCCGAGTATTTGACCGCCTGTTCCAACATCACTTTCACGCAGCGCACCGCCAGCACCAGACGCTAATGCCGCGCCTGATACTTGCTGTGCTGGATACTTTGAAAGCAGGTTAAATACTTCAGGAGCAATACCGGCAGGCTGTCCAGCCATCTGACGGCCCATTAGGATATTTGCACCCATCTGACCTGCTCCACGCGCTGCGCCAGTTGCGCTGGCAGCGGCTCGTGTAATGTCCTGAACTATGCGCTCTTGAGCATTTTTAGGTTCAGGCAACCCCATTGATGTCATCAGGCTTTCCATCGACTGCGATGGAGTAGCAACGCTGCTGCCTGTGGCTCTGTTGTAGAGCGCAACTAGCGGATCGCCTACCATCTGACCAAGTCCAACTCCAAGGGAGCCAACAGCAGCACCAGGAGGTCCTCCTACTAATCCACCAATGGTCGCTCCGGCAGCAACAGGACCCGCAGCGCGAGCAGTAAGACCGACTTGGCGCAGTGCCTCATTAGCAATTGGACGCACTTGGCTAAGTGCTTGATCCATGAGTGATGGCTCTTCGGAACTTTCCTGTGAGTTGATGTAGGCCACCAGTTTTGCAACGGACTCTTTATCACCAGCGGCGTTTGCTTTACGCAACGCATCATAGATTTCATTCATATCGTCCATTTATTTACTCCGTCTTGTAACTGTCTAATATGCTTTGAACATCATCAGGTCGCTTAATCTTATTCTTGGTTTTTGGTGTCTTCATAATTGATGGTACATCTGCCGGACTACCAAGTGCTGTATTAAGATTCTTGAATCCGTAAGCCCGACCAAATTGGTCGTACTCTGAACGCTTTTGGTTGTAAGCCTGACCAGCCGCCGCGTAAAGTTCGTTAGATAACTTTTGAAAGTCATCGCGCATAGTTGGTGTCAATGTCTGACCTGACATCCAATTGTTGAAATAATTCTGCAAACGATCCATGCGTCCACCAGCGGCCATAGCAATACCAAGTTCAGACTCGCGCACAACAGAGCCAGGATCAAGTAACTTCATTACTTTGGTTGCTCCAGCAACGTCTCCAATTGGAGTGCCTTGATTCAATGAAGAAACAACTTGGCTGTATGCAGACTTCATGTCATTGAAGTCTTTGTAGATTGGCTCATTCTTAAATGCTTTGCCAAGGTTCATTTCGTTTTCAAAACCCTTTTGTCCAACGTCAATTGGAACATTAACTTTAGTTGCGCCTCGTTCGCGGTATGCTCCCAATTGGGACATACCTTGTGGACCAGTTCCACCAAGCGGAGTTCCCAATATGTATTCAAGCGTTCGAATGTCAGTTGGCATTGCCTCATAAGGCTGTGCGTCATTAACAATTCTGCGCTGTCCTTGCCTGTTGTACTGGACAACAACAGGTTTATTCCCAATCATCAGATTCTGTGGCGCGCCATACTCTTGAGAGGCAGCAATTACGTCAGTCATTGCTTTGCCAAGTTGATCCCTTGGCAGGCTCAACATCAATGCTTTTTGCGCTTGACTCAAATTGGCAAATGGGTTGTCTTGTGGCTGTCCACCTTGAGCCATCTGTAATGGCTGAACCTGTGCCTGTGTTGGCATCTGTCCAACCATATTGGCTCTAGCCACTGTAGGACCAGCCTGCATATTAGGCACAGCCAGTGACTGTTCAGGCGTGATGGGCATCCCAGCGACTGGTCTTGCAGCAACTGGCATTTCACCAGTCATGTCACCCATAAGCATTTTCTGCATACTTGAAAGCATTTGATTTGACCGCTTAAACTCATCCAACTTCTGCTTGGTCATGATGTTGGCGATGGCTCCTGTCTGAGCCTGCTGATAACCAGTCTGCCCAGCACCGTAAGCCTCGCCCAAAGCCTGACCAAGTCCAATTGGCACTGTGCTTCGGCCTGATGACTTTAGCAGTGACGCGGCAACAGCCATCAAAGCCTGATCGTTCATCTTTGCTTTTTGAGCCGCCGTGAGGTAGTCCTCAAGCCCTGTATCACCACCGCCAAATATGTCAGAACTTAAAAGTCCACCAAAGTCAAATGCTGCCATGATTCACCTCAACCAAAAAGACCAAGAAGACCGCCAATGCCAGCACCGATACCAGTACCAATGCCAGGAACTACGGAGCCTAATTTAGCACCCATCAATGCGCCTCCCAAGGCTCCAGCACCTACGTTTTGAGAGTAAGGCGTAGTGCTAGACATACCGAGGTTCGGGATGTTGCCGCCCAATGCTCCGGTAGAGACACCCAACTTCTCTACCCCGATGTTGCGCAGTGCATCCAACTGCTGCTGCTCCAACTGCTGACGCGCACCGCCCAAAGCCAATACGTTCTGACCGCCTTGGATGTTCTGTCCCCTAGCGTACTGCGCCAAGTTTGCAGCCTGTCCGTAACCCTGCTGACGCATATTCGCTGACAGATCAGCGGCCTGCTTGAGAGCAGCAGCGTTAGTGAGGCTAGACTGCACACCCTGACGTGTTCCACCAAACGCCTTCGCTTGTGTAGCGGCCTGACGATCTCTGAGGTCTGCCATCTGACGGCTTGACTCAATGTCGCCCAGGCTGCGATCAATTACGTCTTGCTGGTACGGGTTCATGAATGCGTTGATGTCCTGACCCGTAAAAGGGGTCAAGGACTGGTTAACGATCTGCTCTTCACCCGCCGTGTACATTGGGTTAAAGCCAGCAAACTGGCGCACTCCCAGTGCGTTTGCGACTGATTTACCCTGACCCAAGTTCTCAAGGTACGCAGCCTTTAACTGCGGGTCGATGGCTTGGGTTGATGTTGTGGAACCGCCTTTTGACATTTTGTATCTCCTTATGCTTCGAGCAAACCGCGAAGTTTGCCCTTTGAAATCTTGCCTGCGTTGATGGCATTCATCAACTCGATGCCGTACTTACCAACGGACTTGGCGTTGATGACGAACTCACCATCATCCAATCCACCGTAGCCGTCATCTGGACCCATTGGGTTCGGACCAAGCAGGCGATTCATTGTGACTTGGCCGCCTTTGTTAAACATACTGCCGTCAATGCCGCCATCTGGTGTCATGCCGTAGCCACTATCACTAGCTTGAGGCCCCTGATTAGGGTCACCCATAGTAGGTGCTTGGGCTTGTGCAGCTTGCTGACCCTGCGCTGTGGCTGGATCAATACTCATTGGGTTTGCTGCGATACCTGCGCCTGTCATCCCAGTAACACCGTACCCGCCTTGGCTTTCGGGAGTTCCGTATCCACCACCTCCAAAAGTTGATGCGGAACTTGGTGGCGCACCAAACATAGTTCCAGACGTATACCCCGCTATTGCATCACTCAGGGCTTGCGATGATAATTTTCCAGCTTGTTCTATTTGTCCTGGATTCATAGATTGCGCTATTGTTTGCGCAACCAATCCAAACGGCAGCATCCCGCCAAGAGCATTTCCGTAAGCGTCTAAAAAACCGTATAAACCGCTACCTGTCATCGGGTTAGATAAAGGGCTTACATTTGGGCTGTAACCGTCGCCAGTTGCATAGTCGCCACTTCCACGATCAGCAGTAAAACGATCTGGATTATTTAACCT